AGAAGACCACGCATACGATGCGTTGAGGTATATGTTAATGACAAGGATGACAGGTTATGCGGCGATTCATCAAACGCTTAATGGTATCAAGAATCAGGTCTATCAAGTCCAAAATGAAACATTCGGGTACTAATAGATGGTAGAAAAAGATCCTAAAAAAATTACACTCAAAGAAGCTGCCGAGCTATACAGCCAACAAATAGGTACGAGCAAAATAACTGCATTTGGCAGTAAAGGTAAGCTGAAAGAGTATGGGAATATTCCTTTAGTGGATATTTATAAAGGTAATATTGGTGAGCGTGTATTAGACAAGATGTTAGCAACTGCTGATACTGCAGGTAAATACAACACACTGACTGATAATTTAAGACTTGCCACAATACCCGTTAGAAGATTGATAACTCAGTCTAACCCTACAGATCCAATATTAGGCAAAATGCCCAATACTGAAGCTGGGAGTGAACTAACAAAAACTATCTTTGGCGAAAGAAAAGTTGCTGAAGAAGCTACAAAAATAGCAATACTTACAGACAACAGGCAAGGTTGGAAAGAATTTTTTGACAAAATAGATGCTATAGCAGATGATCCAAACAATCCAAAGCAAGCATTAGCAAACGCTTTTCGTGTGAGTTATTACACAGGACCTAGACCGGGGCTTATTGCAGGATTGCAAGGATCAGAATATTTAATAGATCAAGGTGCTATTTACGTAACTCCACAAACTAAACAAGTAGGTGCAGAAAAAGATCAAGAAACTAGAAAGGGAGCAAGTAAAGGTAAAACATCTTTTAAAAAGAAGGCTACTCCATACACTGTTCCACTTGGTGAAAATGCTCACGCTTATCTACAACAGCAATTAAAGATAAATGCGAATGATCCTGATATCAAAGCATATCTTGCAGAACAAAAGAAGTTAGGTAAAGCACCTATATTTGTACAAAAGACAATTGGTAAAGATGGTAAAGTAAAAGTATCTGCCATAAACACCACTGCAATATCAGATATGCTTTCTGATATAACAACAAGCACTTTTATAATTGTGGACAATATATCAGGAAAAGAATATAAAACTTTAAATCCTTTTGAAAAAACAAAAACTGGTAAATTTGGATCTGCGTTATCAAGAAACATTCATGCTTCAATTGGATTAAACGAACTTGATGAGCCAGATAAACTTATTGATTTTTTACACGGTAGAAGTGAAACTTCTGGTACAAAAGGCAGAGGTCAAACCAAAAAAATGGACTACGCCCTACGAGCTAGAGGTAGATTTACACAAGGCGAAAGAGATGGTCAACAAAGAATTGGTAACTGGATAAATGAAGTTCAAGGTAAATCTGTAACAGAAATACCTGATGTTCAAGCAACTGTTTCAAAGGCAAACTATGCTATTGAAGGTTTCTTTGATGCACCTCAAACACAAACTACAACTACACCTGCGATAGACAAGAAAAGTGATGTCGTAGCAAAAATATTGAGCGGTGAAATTAGTATTGCCGATCAAATGGCAGCTTGGAGAGCAAAGAAAAAAAGTGGAACACCTAGCGGGGGTGGTAAAACAGGAGCAGCTATAATTGGTGGTTTTGGCGTAGGTTCAGCTTTAATGGCAGGAGATGCTGAAGCTGGTCTTGAAACTGGCTCACAGATGATAGGTGAAGAATTATTAGAAAAAGGAACTATAGAGTTACTCAAAAAAGCAGGTATGGCAGCAAAGAGTGCTAACCCTATTGGTGCAGGTCTTACCATAGCAGGTAGTACTGTTTCTACAATAGGCGATCAAGCCTTTGATAAAGAAAACAGAGTTTCTCAACAACTAGGTATAAGTAGAGCAGATTTAATAAAGCTACCTGAAGAAGAAAAGAATAAATTGTACAGCTTGCTAGGAGAGTACAAGAGAGAACAACTAGCAGGCGAACAAGAAAAGATTTCACTTGGAGAACAAATGAGAAGTTTATCAGGTGATTCAGCCACTAGACCTTTAGACAGTGGCACAATAGAAACTGACTCGATCATGGATAACATGATAAGATCGGGTCAAATTTAGGAGAAGGCAATGCCCGGTAACAACTATAACTATGGTGCTTCATACATAATGAGTTCTGATAAGACTTCAGTTGATGATCCAATGGGATCAAATCAGTTAACTCGTGAAGCTGCAGACTTTAACACATCAATCGAGAACTACGACTTACAATCTGATATGCCAAAGAAGCAGACTAAGCCAACAGTCGAAGCTTCTTTATTTAGCATGGCAGACGACAAAAACTACTTCTAAGTAAGGTACATTATGGAAGATCAGGTTTCACAACCAGAATCTGATGAAGCTATTGAGGTAACTAATCCTGACGAGTTTATGCCGGGATTAGCAGGCTACATCACTCAAAAGTTTGATGATTCTGAAAAAGGAAGATATTCACACGAGCAACGTTGGTTGCAAGCGTATAAAAACTTTCGTGGCATTTATGATTCTACTACTCAGTACCGTGAGTCAGAGCGATCTAAAGTTTTTATTAAGATAACTAAAACCAAAGTTCTTGCTGCATACGGTCAGATAATAGATATATTATTTGCTAATAAAAAATTTCCAATCGTTGTAGAACCAACACCTGTTCCCGAAGGCGTTGCAGAGTTTGCACATATGACAACTCCTGTCGATAACGCTTTAGAACAAACTTCCACTGATCCTTATGGATTTGAAGGAGACGGTAGAGAACTTCCTCCCGGAGCTACTGCTGCCGAATCTCCAAAAGACTATTTGGGTGCATATTCTAAAGATTTTGAAAATGCCCCTATTAGTAAAGGTCCAGCAAAAGTAGGCGAACCTCAGATATCACCTGCACAAAAATCTGCTCTCATGTGTGAAAAACAAATTCACGACCAATTATTAGATACTAATGCTACTACTATCATAAGAAAAGCTTTGTTTGAAGCGGCTATGTTAGGAACAGGCGTAGTAAAAGGTCCTCTGAATATGTACAAAAGGATTCACAGATGGGGAAGAAATGATCAGGGTGAGCGAGAGTATCAGCCTTATGAAAAGGTTGCTCCAAGACTAGAGCATGTACCTATATGGGATTTTCATCCCGATCCATCAGCAACAAGCATGGAAGACTGTGAGTACGTTATACAAAGACATCGTATGAACAGACAACAAGTACGTGCTTTGCTTTTAATGCCACATTTTAGAGCAGAATCAATAAATGAAGTTCTAAGTCGTGGTCCTAACTACGAAGATAAGTACTACGAAGATACCATAAGAGAAGACGAAGCCGAAGCAAATTACCAAGAGACTAGGTATGAAGTTTTAGAATATTGGGGAGTCATAGACTCTAAATTTGCAGAAGAAATTGGTATGCAAGAGATTGGAGAGACAGATAACTATTCACAATTACAAATTAATGCGTGGATATGCGACGGTCAAGTTTTACGTTGTGTCTTAAATCCTCTAACTCCTGTAAGAATACCATACTTTGCACTGCCGTATGAAACTAACCCATATCAACTTTGGGGCGTCGGTATAGCTGAAAATATGGAAGATGCACAGTTACTTATGAACGGTCACGTTCGTATGGCTATTGATAACTTAGCACTTGCAGGTAATCTTGTATTTGATGTGGACGAAGCAAGTCTAGTCCCCGGACAAAACATGGACATCTTTCCCGGAAAGATATTCAGGAGACAGTCTGGTGTCAGTGGAACAGCAATCAATGGTCTTAAGTTCCCGAACACTGCAGGCGAAAACTTGCAGATGTATCAGATATCTAGACAACTTGCTGATGAAGAAACAGGTATGCCATCTGTTATGCACGGACAAACAGGTGTCAGTGGCACAGGGAGAACTGCAGCAGGATTATCTATGTTAATGGGTGGTGCAAATCTATCCATGAAAACTGTGATAAAGAATGTCGATGATTATCTTCTCAAGCCTTTAGGAGAATCATACTTTCAATGGAATATGCAGTTCAACGAAGACATGGACGATGTAAAAGGTGACCTTGAAATTAAACCTCGTGGCGTTGCTGCTGTCATGCAAAAAGAGGTAAGAAGTCAAAGATTGATAGGATTATTACAGACAGTAAGTAACCCTATGCTTGCACCGTTTATAAAGATACCTAATCTTATTCGTGAACTAGCTATATCTCAAGACATAGATCCAGATAGCTTAGTAAATGACACTAACGAAGCACAGATTTATGCAGAAATGTTAAAAGGAATGATGGCAAATGCTCAACAAGGATCAAGCCAAGATGGTAGCCCCCCTAATCAACAACCCTCAAATATGGCAGGGTCTGGAGGAGTACCTCAACAGTCTCAAGATAATAGTGGTGCAAGCACTGACGGTAGCACAGTCGGAGTCGGAGCTACGCCAGTTGCAGGGGAAGCTGGTTTTACTGGAAACCCTACTCAAGATGAAATCTAATCACGAAGCAGTGAGAAAGAATAGTTAAATGGCATTTATAGATAGATTTGGAAACAGACAAACAGGAACTGGTGGGTTTGTGGATTATTATTTACCTCAACCTAAAGTGCCTGATATTATAGATCCGATAGATGATGAACCTATAATAGAAGACCCAACTGACCCTAATAAGTTAATTCAACAGGATCAAGGGGGAGATAGTCCTTCTATAGAACAAGAAAATGATATGCGATTTAATCTTGAAGGTGTCAATGTAGGAACAGTTGATTATAGTGAAATTAAACATAAATCATACGAAGATTATCTTAAGACAACAGACTATCAATTAGATAGATCAGGCATATTTAGCCAAACACAATTTACTCCCGAAGGCGTAGACCCAGAAGGAAAGAAGTTAGGGAAACGAGTAAGCACTGTCGAAACTATGTTTGGACTTGTTCCTTTTGGCGGAGCTATCATATCCCAATTCGACACTAGAGCAGTACAGAGTCCACTAAGACAAGATAGATTTGCTCAAACATTTGGTATAGGAAACATTGCTGTAACTGCCGATTTGATAGATGAATATGATAGCTTGAATCAAATAAAGAATGATAAATTAAATAACATGGCTACTCCCGAAGCGTATGATTATTTAAATTTTGACTATGGGTATGGTATGTCACCTACTGCTGATGCAAAAACAATTGGAAATGCACAAACATCATACGTGGCGGGTTTATCTAAAGGTATTGGTGGCGATAAAACATTGGCGGCTGATTATAAAGCATCAGATCCAATTGGAGTTAACGTAGGTCAAGGCAAAGGTTTTGGTGGTGACACAGGTCACGCTTTTACAATTGGTAACAGAACTGCATACAGAACAAAAGGTTCTACATTGTACAAAGGCTTACCACAAGGCATGAGTCAAAATGTAGCAAAGAGTATTGAAGCTCTACAAAATGGTAAAAACCCAAATGGCTACGATCCTAATTCACGTACCAATGAAGATATACTTAGTAGCACAACACAAGATGGAAAATTGACAGGTGGGTATACTTTGAGTGGATCATTCGTGACTGTCAGTGGTCAGACAGCTGCAATGGGCTACATGGAAGACTTTGAGAATATGGCACGAAATAATTTTAAGGCAGGAAACTTGAGCCAAAAAGAAGCACAAAGTTTTGCAAGAGGATGGGTAGACTCTGCTAGGTCTATGTCAAGTAAAGCTACAGCCGCAGAAAAATTAGCTAACTTACAAAGTTGGCAAGAAAGAGCTAAATCAGCGGGTAAGATGTCTGCTGCTGATAGAAAAAAACAAAAAGTAAGTGCTTGGGCAATTAAGAAAAGTAAAGTTGTTTATAGTGGAGGTAAGACTTCTGAGAGTGAGCAAGCTGCAAAGAACAGAGAAGCAGCAACTAGGGATACTTCTCAAGGGCGTATTGAATACTCAGACGATAGTTCTAGCGATTTTGATTCTGGTGGCGTAGGTCAAGGTGGAGATTCTTATGGTGGATTAGAATTTGCAGAAGGTGGACAAGTGGGAATGGCTGAAGGAGATCAGGTAGCCCCAGAGATAGGGGCAGCTCCCGAAGACGATGGGGATATGGTACTATCAGCTAATGAGTTGATGGAAGGAGAGCCAGAATCAGGGTTCATACGTAAGCCTGCTAGTGAAACGACTGATGCAGAAGGTGTGACTGATGATAACCCTACACTAGCTCCTAATGAAGAAAACCCTAGAGGTGCAGCTATCATAATAAACAAACAAGCTGTAGATCAAGCAGGTGAAAAAAATCTTGTAAAGCAAATACAAGAAGCTAGAGAATATTTGCGAGCGAAGGGTGGTAAATCAGAGGATAGAGAAGAAAATACTGAAGAAGGTATGAGTGAAATTATCACAGCAGACGGCGAGATAATGATACAGCCTGAAGAAGCAGATGTAATCGGTAGAAAAAGATTACTTGCCTTGAATGAAAGAGGTAAAAAAGCTACTAGAGAAGTAAAAGAAAAAGTTCAACCAGAAGAACAGTCAGAAAGTCCTGCGGGAGCTAATGAAGGTATGGAAGTATCTTCAGGAATGGGTTTTATTGATGTAAATAGAGTTAAGCGTAACTACGGTACAACGAACGTAGATCAGATAATACAGAAAAAAGTAGCAGACATTTTTGGAGTAAGAGAACAAGGAGAAAAAGCTCAAAATATTGCTTATGATTTTGCAAGAAAACAAAAGTTTAAAGACGATGATAAAAGTGAGGATACCTTAAGGCACATTTTAGGTGGGGGTTTTATGGCAGATAAAAAGTTAGGATTTGCTGTTTATAACATGAAAGAAAATCCATATATTAATGCGGTCTATGGTGTTATGAAGGGCGAAGGTTTTAATTTGCCTGAAGGAAAAGCTAAAAGAGAAGGCGAAATAGATTTAAATAATAATGAATTTGGTAGAGCTTTAAGGCAAAAGTATCCTAATGAAAAAGAATTTATAAAACAAGCACAGAAATACGTCTTGGAGATGAAGGCAGGTAAAAAAGTAAAACCTGTTAGCGGATTTAGTCCAATGATGAGTTTAGGAATAATTCAAAAAGAGAATTAGTCAGCTACCCACATTAGTGGCCCTGACAAACCGAAGCAGCTACCCACAGCCATGTGGCACTGCAATAAATGAGGTAAAACAATGGCAAAAAAAGTAACTGGCTCACGAGCCAATAAACCCAATGATTCTTTTGGGGTAGTTAATAATCCAAATCTCTATAAAAACAAGTACCGAGAGGAAGTTGATAGGGATGACGATGAAGAACAAGAAGAGATACAAGCTCAAGACCCTACTCAAGAAGAAGTAGCTACTCAAGAAGAGCAAGCATCTAACCCAACTAGTTTTGTAGAATCTCAAAAAAAAGAAGATACTGATTATAAAAAGCGGTATGATGATTTGAAGAGACACTACGATGCAAAGTTACAAGAATGGAAGAACGATAGGCAAGATATGCTTTCAAGATTATCTGCAGGTCAATCTTCCGAAGCCGAAGTACAAAGCAATGATCCTAGCTTAGATCAATTTAGAAATCAATATCCAGATGTATACGAAGCTATTGATAAAATATCTGCTAGTAAATCAGAGTTAAAAGTTAAGAAACTCGAACAGGACTTGTTAAGTCTAAAAGAAAAAGAAGCACAACTTGAAAAAGACAAAGCTTATCAAGAATTGCTTCGATTACAACCTGATTTTGACACCCTTAAAACGGATGAAAATTTTACAGGTTGGCTAGACAAACAGCCTACATCTATCTCGGACGGTATCTATAATAACAACACAGATGCAAGATGGGCAAGTCGAGTGGTTGACCTGTACAAAGCTGACATTGGTACAAAAGGTACTAAAAAATCAACTGTCGATAAAAACAAGGACGCTGCAATGTCTGTATCAAAAACAAATACTACAAATGTTGCAACATCTAAGCAAGATGGAAAGATTTGGAAAGTATCAGAAATCGCCAAACTTAAGCCGTGGGAGTTCGAGAAACTTGAAAAAGAAATCGACCAAGCACGAGCCGAAGGGCGAATAACTCAATAAACTAACCTCAAATAGAGGAAGGATAGAAAAATGGCTTTTAATTCAGCTTCAGGGTACAATAATTTACCGACAGGTAATTTTGCTCCCGAAATCTTTAGCCAAAAAGTTCTCAAGTTCTTCCGTAGAGCTTCGGTTGCAGAAGATATTACGAATACCGACTATACTGGCGAAATTGAAAACTTTGGTGATACTGTTAACATAATGAAAGAACCAACACTGACTGTGTCCGCATATTCAAGAGGTTCTGTTGTTAACCCACAAGACTTGGCAGACGATCAAATTACATTGACTGTCGACCAAGCCAATGCTTTCGCATTCAAAATAGACGACATCGAAGAGAGACACTCTCACATTAACTTTGAAGCACTAGCAACTTCTTCAGGTGCTTATGCTCTAAAGAGAAAGTTCGATGCCAACATTCTTCAAACCTTAACTAACGGTGCTGGAATTGCAGCATCTGCAGTATCAGGAACAACTTTAACAACTACTGCCGCTGCAGGTATATTAGGAACAACTGCTGCTCCTATCAACATTGAGACAGACGATGCTGGTATCAACATGATGCTTGCAATGGCTAGACTTCTCGATGATGAGTCTGTACCTGAAGAGAACAGATGGTTTGTAGCACCTCCAATTTTCTATGAGAAAGTTTTCCAAGCAGGAAACAAGATTGCTGAAGTTCAGGTATCTGGCGACGGTGTATCTCCTCTAAGAAATGGTCTTGCAACAGTTGGAACTCTTGCGGGTTTTAGATGTTACAAGTCTACAGCTTTAAATAGCACAGGCGGAATTGATCAGGTAACATTAACAGATGCTGCTGGTACATTAGCTACTGACGCAACTGAGAATGTTGTTTTAGCTGGTCACATTTCATCATGTGCAACAGCGTCCCACATCGCTAAGACTGAAGTGGTACGTTCAACTGAATCATTCTCCGACGTCGTTAGAGGATTGCATGTTTTTGGAAGAAAAGTTCTAAGACAAGAAGCAATCGTTCGTGGCGTTGTAGATTTTGCTTAAGGGGGACTAGATAATGGCTACTTATACTATTACGGGTGCTACTGCTGGTATTCCTGTCGGTGTTAAACCTCAGATCATTGAAGTCGTTTTAGACTTCTCATCAACAAACTTAACTACTGCAGATTCAGTAGAAGTTTTTGAAATGAACGCCAATACACTTGTTCTTGCGGCAGGTGTTGAGGTTCTTACAGCAGCATCAACTGGTTCTCCAGTTCTTGACTTAGGTGATGATACTACTGATGACTTGTACGTTTCTGCCTTAGATGGTAGTGCTACTGGTCAAGAGATCAATAGTGCATCAAAGTTCTACACTGCAGCCGACACTATCGACTTGATTGCTAATACAGCAACTTTCGACGGTAAGGTCAGAGTGTACGCAGTTATTGCAGAACTTGGTACTGCAGAGACTGCAGCAACTTTTGCTTAAATAACTAACTCAAGGGGGCAGGGTAACTTGCCCCTTTGACAACAACGAGGTAGCACGAATGTCTGAGAAAGGTACAATGAAAGGTCACACCATCAAAGGTGGTCACAAACGCCCTACTAAAGCGGGTGCAGGTATGACTAAGAAAGGTGTGGCTAAGTACAGAAGGGATAATCCCGGATCAAAGCTCAAGACAGCAGTAACTGGCAAAGTCAAGCCGGGGAGCAAAGCTGCCAAACGTAGAAAGTCCTATTGTGCAAGAAGTGCAGGGCAAATGAAACAGTTTCCTAAAGCAGCAAAAGATCCTAATAGCCGTCTGAGACAGGCTAGAAAGAGGTGGAAATGCTGATTTCGATTAATTTCACACTATTTAAATTTTTTAATAAAATAGCATCACGTTTTTACAATCACTATGTGCGAATGTTACGTAGATCACAAGGTAGATAATGGTCACAGTTGAGCAGTTTCTGAAATGGAAGATACTACCGAGATGTATGATGCTTGCTAGTACTGTAATGTCTTGGAGATGTGCTGAGTGGTTCATGGACTTAGATGCACCCACAGCAGCTCAATCAGCATTTGTATCCGTCGTTATGGGCGTGATGACAGGTGTTTTTGGTATTTGGATGGGTCACGAACATAAGGGAGAGAAGTAATGTTGACAGCACTGATAGGTCCTATTGCTAATCTTGCAGGTTCGTGGATGGAAAGCAAGGTAGAGAAGGTCAAGGCTGATGGTCAAGCTAAAGTAGCAGAAGCCAAAGCTAAAGCAGCCGTCGCAGAAAAAGTAGCAACAGGAGAAGTTGCTTGGGAGAAGTCTATGGCAGACGCCACAGATGGATCATGGAAAGACGAGTTCGCATTGATTGTCCTTCTACTGCCTGCTATATTAGTCTTCATTCCTAGTATGACAGAATATGTACGATCAGGATTTGAAGTTCTTAATACGTTACCAGATTGGTATCAGTATCTTTTATTTATAGCCGTTAGTTCTTCTTTTGGAATTAAAGGTGTTGGTCAAGCAATGAAACTGATGGGGAAAAAGTGATGTCAAACATAATTGAAACAAACTTTGGTACATTAATTAATCCTGCTAGAGTAGCAAATGGTAGTACTTCTAGTATCATAAAAAAGGGAGCTTTCTACGTATTCTCACTTAAGATAAGCAATGATGATATACGAGAATATTCTTTTACCAACAGACAAAGAGCAGAGAATATGAGAAAGATTCTTGTAAGTCATTTAGAGCATATGATTAGTGATACAGCAAGGAAAGTAAATGCCTAAGAAAAGCAGTAGTCCTAAACCAAAGAACCCAAAGCTTTACGCTTCAGTAAAAGCTGCGGCCAAGAAAAAATTCAAGGTATACCCTAGTGCATATGCAAATGCTTGGTTGGTACGTGAGTACAAAAAGCGTGGAGGTACATACGCATAATGGCTAAACCTAAAGGTGGATTGACTAAGTGGTTTAAAGAGGATTGGCGTGACGTTAAGACAGGTGAGAAGTGTGGTCGATCTGGTAAAGAAAAAAGCAAACGACCTTATCCTGCATGTAGACCTAAAGCCGTAGCAGGTAAGATAAGTAAAAAAGAAGCAAGTAAAAAGACAGGACCTGCGAAAGTAAAGTGGTCTGTCACTGCATCGGGTAGAAAACGTAAACCGACAACAAGGAAGAAAGCATGAAGTACGAACGTAGTGAACTAGTCAAATTAATAGCTTTACACGAAGGACTTCGTCTACAAGTCTATCAGGATCATTTAGGCATAGATACGATTGGAATTGGTCGTAACTTGGAAGACAGAGGTATCACAGACGGTGAGCTATCTTTCATAAACAAAACTATGGAAGAAGTTTACGAGATTGGTCTTACCGAAGAAGAAGCTTACTATCTTTGTATGAATGACATAGCAATCGTAGAAAAAGAATTACTAGCTAATAAACCTATCGTAAATCAACTTGACGCTGTCAGACAAATGGTACTTGTTGACATGTCATTTAATATGGGCGTTCCTCGTCTTTTAAAATTTAAGAACATGTGGGCAGCGATAGAAAGAGAAGACTACTTAGTGGCTTGTGAAGAAATGATTGATTCAAGATGGGCTAATCAAGTAGGTAACAGGGCTATGAAATTATCCCTAGCTATGAAAAATGGAGAGTGGTCGTGACTGAAGAAAAGAAAAAATGTGTAACATGTGAATGTTATGAGTGTGATTGCGAAGAGTGCAATTGCCAGTGCCACAAAGAAGATAAGGATGAGGAGGTACAAGGAGTACCAGTGTGATTGAGTTCGTACTAGTGGTTATGATGGGATTAAAGATAATAGACCAAACACAAACCTTCGATAACATAGACAGATGTTTGTACTTTGCAGTAAGATTAAATGATCAAGCATCTATACCACAAAAGGAAGGACCTAACTTACAAATAACAGCGTATTGTAAACCGACAAGGAAAAAGTAAGATGTTAGCAGAATTAGCCGCAGCAAACGCTGCCTTTTCGGTTATCAAGCAATTTGTGTCCAACGGCAAAGAACTGAGTGGATGTGCGAAACAGATAAGCGATTTTGTATTCTCTAAAGAAGCACTAGAAAAAAAGGCAAAGGAAAAGAAAGCTAAAGGGGTAGGAGGTTCAGACCTAGAAGAGTTCATGGCTCTTGAGCAAATAAAAGAAAAAGAAGAAGAACTCAAGAAGATGATGATCTATTTAGGTAGACCCGGATTGTGGCAAGATTGGCAAGCCTTTCAAGCTGAAGCTCGTAAGTCTAGACGCTATCAAGAAAAGATGGCAGAGAAGCGTAGACAAGAGTTGATGGAATATGTTGGCTACGGGGTAGCTTTTATCGTTGTTATATTTTTTGCAGGGTTATTAGCATGGGCGGCAGGTAAGTGGGTAGGAAGATTTTAGATTGACATTAGGCTAATCCTTCTGTATAATCCTAGAAAGGAGTACGCCTTATGAACAACCTTGCTGCTCAAGCTTTGATTTTTCAATATAAGTTAAAAATTGAAAATGCACAAAGTTTATTGAATAATAATAATTCATCTCTAAATGCACTAGATCAAGCATTAAAAGATATAGCAGAAACAAACGAAAAATTAAAAGTTCTTAAGAGTGTACAAAGTACTTAAAACAAAAAAAAAATTTAAAGAT